CATTTCCAACCTCCTTTTAGAACCCACTCATCGTGGTATTGGTTTTTCCATGAACTGCTGATCCCGTAGGATGGTTGAATAACTTGCTCAATGTACCTACGGTTTTCTCTGGCAATATTTAGACTCTCTGCTTCGAGAGTCTTGACTCGTCCATCTATTTGTGAGGACCACCAGACAGCACCCGAAGCTTGAACCAGCAAGAAAGATACGATAGCAAAGGGGATTTTGAGATCATTCACAGATCACCTTCCTTACGATTTTCAGAATAGTGAACATCAAACTCACCACCAGGATAACGTGCAACTAGTTTCTCAACATTCATCTCCATGATTTCATCGAGAGAAGTGCCAAGACCCATACATGCTTGAGCAACATACCACATGATGTCACCCAGCTCACGCTTTAGATGAAACATGTTCTCTTCATTGACAGGTTTGCCTTGGAAGATAATCTTCTTGACAACTTCAGTAAACTCACCTGCTTCAGCACACATTCCTACAGCAGCAGTAAGCAGTCGCTCGGAGTGAAAACCTTGACCTTCAATTTCTTGGAGACGATAGATAAACGCTTCGTGGTCTTTTGACGGTTGCGACGTGACCGCATCGACAAATTCAACATACTTCTTAGTGTCAACGCTCATAGGTTTAATTGAATACCTCTTTATTTTACACGATATCGTACAAAAATGCAATACTTACTCTAGGCTCATCTGTGTGTGAGAGTGGAGATGCGCCATAGTGTTCCCAATCTGATGGGAAACAAGCACCGTAATTGGGAATAAAAGTAGTGTAGCAATATTCCTCAAGATGTGGATTATAAACTACATTTTCACCACCCCATTGAACATTCCAGTTACTATTTGCAAATAGAACGAAAGTTAATCTTCCAGGATTGAAATCGTCAGTGTGAAAAACACTACCCTTTTGACCAGATGTAGCAAGATTTGTATGGATGCGAAATGAATTTAATGGTCTACGAAGAACTTTCATCAACTTATATTTGATGATTGTCTGAGCTTCCCTAAAGACAATATTAGTGTTCTTATAGTTCCGACTCTGTGTCCAAAATATTGGATCATTATCACAATAAGATTGATTCGTCAATCTCCAATCAATCAATTCATCCTGAATAGATTCAAACAATCTATCAGGAAGAACATTTGACATTTTTATTGGATAATTGCGCTCATCAAACATTAGAAACTCAGTTTTGCAAATTTATCTTTCGGTGAAAACTGATTCTCTTCTTCATCTAAACCACCATCAATAATGTTTTGCTGACTCTGCTCACAATCATAGAGTCGCATCTTTGCGCGATCAATGCCAAGAATGAATCGTTTGTAAACTGAAAGATCATTATATCGATTCTTCAGTTGCTTCACCATAATTTGTCCGAGTTCCTGAAGCTCATCTGTAGAAATAAGGGCAAACATAAGATCAGCAGTAGCAGGGAGACCAAAGGACTCCGAAGTGTCAGTAAGGTCAATATCAGAGCTAGCATAACCAGAACGAGTGGTCTGCGTGGCAGAAACGATAGGGACGTTTGCTTCAACAGCCAACCCTCTAAGTTCTTCTGCAATAGACTTAATATACGAATATGAATTGACATTGCCGTTTCCGCGATAACGGGAGGAAGCACATATATTAAGGTAATCAATGAAAATAATATCAGGTCTAAATGACTTCTTAAGTGCAAGTTCATTAAGCAATGCCTTAAAGTGTCCACTGTGGGCGCTCGCGGTGGGATACTCTTTGATGATCAAGTTGCCCTGAGTCTTCTTTGCAAGGTTTGATACCTTACTTTCAAACATAGGACGAGGAAGATCTGTAATCTCTTGTATATTTACATTCAAAAGATTCGCGTCAATTCTCTCAGCAATTTTTTCTTCTGCCATCTCCATAGTGATATACAGAACATTGTACCCCGATAAGAGCGAGGACGAAGCCATATGGCACATAAAAAGAGACTTTCCGACACCTGTGCCAGCAAGAGCGATATTAAGAGTCTTGTTAGGTAAGCCGCCTTTCGTAATCTTGTTAAAGTAATCGAGATCAAACGGAATGCGATCTTCTTTACGGTGGTAAGACTCAAATCTTTCTTCAAAGTCCTGTAGATAGTCATGACCAATGTGGTTGTCAAAAGAAACTGCTAAGGCATTACTTAGAATACTAGGAATGGCATCACGATTTTTCTTTTCATCGTTACCATCTGCAATATGAATGGACTCCATGAGTGCTAGGTAAATAGCACGATCACGACACCACTTCTCAGTAGAATCTGTCAACCACTTCTGGTCAACATCTTTTACTTCCAAAGATTCAATACACTTCTTTGCTTCTTGAATATCGTCTCCACTCAAATCAGATCGATTTGAAATCTCAATCTGAAGAGCTTCAAGTGAGATGAGGGAATCATACTTGACAATGAACTCTGAAGTCTCAAGAAAGATAGTTTTTTTGATACGATCTTCAAAATATTCGGGTTGCAGGAAGGGGATAACCTTCCTGGCATAGTCCTCATTGTGAATTAGATTTCTTAGAATTGTGACTTCAATTTGTTCCATCAAGACCCATAACTAAATTGTTCTTTTGCAATTGCATCCAACTTCTCCATCACCTCTGGGGTGAAGTATGATTCAGGATCTTTGTAGATTGCCTTGGCATAGACTTTCTTTCCGTCTATCTCATAACGACCTGCCACATTTTTCCAGAGACCACCGAGTTCTCCCAACTCAAGAAGGCCATAGTAACGATCAAGACCACGCTCATCGTAATACAAACGCACCGTAACATCTTGATTCTCCTTACTTAGACGCGACTTAGCAGTCTTTGCCTTGATAAGGTTTCCAATGATTTCTGTTCCATCCTTTTCCTTCTTCTTAGATAGATGAATAATCGTGGACGCCGCATACTTAAGACCACTGCCGCCACCC